CCCGCGCGCAACCGTGTTCTGTACGGCGGCCGGGCGTCGTCGAAGTCTTGGGACGCGGCGGGCTTTGCCACCTTCCTGGCGAATACCTATCGCCTTCGCTTCCTGTGCGTGCGGCAGTTCCAGAACAAAATCGAAGAGTCCGTCTACACGCTGCTGAAGACGCAGATAGACCGGTTCGGGCTGAACGCCCAGTTCCGGGTGATGGACAACAAGATCATCAGCCACAAGACCAAGAGCGAGTTTCTGTTCTACGGTCTCTGGCGCTCGATCGACGAAATCAAGTCGCTCGAGGGCATCGACGTCCTTTGGATTGAAGAGGCCCACAACCTCACCGAGGAACAGTGGAAGATCCTCGAGGCGACCATTCGCAAGCAGGGCAGCCAGATCTGGATCATCTTCAACCCCAGGCTGTCCACCGACTTCGCCTACAAGCGATTCGTGACCAATCCGCCGCCGAATACGGTGGTGCGCAAGATCAACTACGACGAGAACCCGTTCCTGAGCGCAACCATGCGCGAGGTGATCGCGGCGGCCAAGGCTGAGGACTACGACGAGTACTTGCACGTCTACGAGGGCGTGCCGCGCGATGACGACGACGACGCGATCATCAAGCGCTCGTGGCTCATGGCGGCCGTGGATGCGCACCAGGCCCTTGGGCTGGATATTGCAGGCCATCGCAGGATCGGGTTCGACATCGCGGACTCTGGAATCGACAAGTGCGCGCTGATCTATGCGCACGGCCCGTTGGCGTCCTGGGCCGACCTGTGGAAGGCCGGCGAGGATGAGCTGCTGAAGTCGTGCACGCGCGCACACAGCGCAGCTCGCGAGCGGCAGGCATCCATTACCTACGACTCTATCGGCGTGGGCGCGGCGGCAGGCGCGAAGTTCAACGAGATCAACGCGGCCTCTCCGACGGCGCCGCGGGTGTCGCATTCGAAGTTCAACGCCGGCGGCGCGGTGTACCGCCCTGAGGCGCTGTACATGCCCGGCACGAAGAACAAGGACATGTTTTCGAACATCAAGGCTCAGGCGTGGTGGGGCGTGGCCGACCGGCTGCGCGCGACCTTCAACGCGGTGCGCAACGGTGCTCAGGTGAAGCCCGAAGACATGCTGATTCTCGACAGCGGCATGCCACACCTGTCGCACCTAATAGACGAGCTGTGCACGCCTAAGCGGGACTACGACAACGCAAGTCGCGTGAAGGTGGAAAGCAAGAAGGACCTCGCCAAGCGAGAGGTGCCATCCCCCAACCTGGCGGACGCCTTGGTGATGGCATACGCACCGGGCGCCGGCCCGATGAAGATAAACCCCGACGCATTGAGGCGTGCATGAAACTACTCGACTGGATCCTGCGCAGGAAAGCCCCCGCGGCTCCTGCGCAGGCCCCGGCCGCGCGCCGCGAGCCTGGGATGAAGATCAGCGCGGAAGCCCTGGGCCGTTCCAACGTGCCGCCGGCCGAGCCTCCGCCCGCTCCCAAGGGCGAATTCAAGCGGCCAGAAGTGGCCCCCTTCGTCATCCCTGCGGATAAGAAGAGCGCGTTGGTGGCCATGGACGAGGCCATGAGCCCCGTGTATGCCTACGTGAGCGAAGCCTACGCGGGCATGGGTTTCATCGGCTATCCATACCTGGCCGAGCTTTCCCAGCGGCCCGAGTACCGCAAGATGTCCGACGTCATCGCCAAGGAGATGACCCGGAAGTGGATCAAGCTGGAGGTCAAGGGTGACGACGACAAGGCCGACAAGCTCGAAGCTATCGAGAAGGCCATGCGCCGCCACCGCCTGCGCGCCAAGTTCCGCTTGGCAGCGTTGCAAGACGGACTGTTCGGCCGCTCGCAAATCTACATCGACGTGAAGACGCCCAGCGGAATGCTGGCGTGGGCTGATCCCGATGAGCTGAAGTCGATCCTGGTCAAGAGCCCCGCAAAGATCGCCAAGGGCGCGCTGGTGGGATTCAAGGTCATTGACCCCGTCTGGACTACGCCGTACCTGTACAACAGCGACAACCCGATGCGGCCCGACTTCTACAAGCCGACGTCATGGTTTGTGCTGGGCCGCCAGGTGCATTGCAGCCGCCTGCTGAACATCGTGTCGCGCGAGGTGCCGGACCTGCTCAAGCCGTCGTACAACTTCGGCGGCATGTCGCTGACGCAGTTGACCATCCCCTATGTGAACAACTGGCTGAAGACGCGCCAGGCTGTGGCAAACCTGATCGACGGGTTCTCCGTGCCGCTGTTCCTGACGAACATGGCTTCCATTCTGAGCGGCGACTCGGGTGATGACGTGTTCAGCCGCGTCGACGTGTTCAACCGCATGCGGACGAATCGCGGCACCTGGGCAATCGACAAGGAATCCGAAGATTTCCGCTTCGAGAACGTGCCGTTGTCGGGCCTGGATGCTCTGCAAAACCAGTCGCTGGAGCAGCTTTGCGTGGTTCCCGGCATCCCGCTGGTCAAGTACACGGGCATCACGCCCAGCGGCCTGAATTCGACCGCAGACGGCGAGATCCGGGTGTTCTACGACGAGATCCTGTCGGTACAGGAAGCGGTGTTCCGCGACCCGTTGCAGCAGTGCCTGGAGGTCATCCAACTGAGCGAGTTCGGCGAGATCGACCCCGATATCACCTTCAGCTTCGTGCCCTTGTGGCAGATGAGCGAAAAGGAGCTGGCCGAGGTGCGCAAGTACGACGCCGACACCGACGCGGTGCTGGTCGAGTTGGGCGCTGTGAGTCCTGTCGAGGTGCGCCGGCGCATCGCGGCCGAAGAGACGAACGGCTACCACTCGCTGGACATCAGCGACGACGATGACGACGGCCTGCCGGATGCTGTACCCGGCGCGCCGCCGCCTTTGGAAGACGAACCGCAGGGACAAGCCTATGCCTGACCTCGTATCCCCCACTGGCCGCGAGGTGCCGCTGCGCCCCGTGCACGCCAACCAGGGGATCGAGGCTGCCTACCGTAAGCGCCTGGACCGCCTGATCGACGAGATGCAGAGGTCGGTCGTGTACTGGCTGACGGCTGCCTACCGGCGCAACGTGCCGGAGATCGCTCAGGACGAAAGCCCGGCCATGGCGCTGACCAAGATGATGCGCCGCCTGGCCAAGCAGTGGCAGCGGCGCTTCGACGAGGCCGCCAAGCCGGTGGCGACGGAGTTCGCGGAATCCTCGATGAGCGCGGCGGATTTGTCCCTGCGCAACGCCCTGCGGCAAAAGGGCTTCAGCGTGCAGTTCCAGATGACCCGGGCGGCCAACGACGTCTTCCAGGCCACCGTGCAGGAGAACGTCGGGCTGATCACGTCGATCGCGTCCGAGTATCTGACCGAGGTCCAGGGAATGGTCATGCGGTCGGTGACCCAGGGCCGTGAGCTTCAGGGCCTCGTTGAAGACCTGGAGAAGCGGTACGGCATCACCAAGCGGCGCGCGGCGTTCATCGCCCGCGACCAGAACAACAAGGCCACGGCCACCATCACGCGCGTGCGCCAGCAAGGGCTGGGCATCAAACAGGCCAAGTGGCGGCACTCGCGCGGAGGGAAGCACCCGCGCAAGTCGCATCAGGAGGCCGACGGCAACGCCTACGACGTCGACAAGGGCATGCTCATCGATGGCGAGTACATCCGCCCCGGCGAGCTGCCGAATTGCCGCTGCGTGGCCATCAGCATCATCCCGGGATTCGACGAATGAACAAGCAGAAGCACCACGGCCTGGCCTTCGACCGCGCCACCGTTCGCACGATCGACGTCGACGGCCGGATGCACGTCGAGATCAGCAACATCAGCAAGGCCACGGTCAATCCGTACCGCGGCAACGAGATCCCGGACTGGGAGACGCTGGGGCTTGACCCCAACCGCGTCTACTTCCTGTTGCGGGATCCGGAAGAGTTGGCGCGCGCGGCGCCCACCTTCAACAACATCCCGCTGCTGTCCAAGCACATCCCCGTCTCGGCCGCTGAGCCGCAGAAAGAGTTCGTGGTCGGGGCCACGGGTTCGAACGCCTCGTACCAGGCGCCGTACCTGAAGAATTCCCTCGTCGTGTGGGACGCCGTCGCGATTGCGCTCATCGAGTCCGATGAGCAGAAAGAGCTTTCGAGTGCCTATCGTTACCGGGCGGACATGACGCCCGGTGTTTATGAGGGCGTGGCACACGACGGGGTGATGCGAGACATGCGCGGCAATCACGTCGCGCTTGTCGAGATGGGCCGCGCTGGCCCGGACGTCGTCGTAGGCGACAGCAGTACCCTCAACCCTTCGGAGATCCCGAAAATGAAACTGAGCAAAACCGCCGCCGTCGTCGCCGGGGCACTCGGGGCGCATATCCGGCCCCGGCTGGCCCAAGACGCGGCACTGGGCGACCTGACCCCCTTCCTGAAGGGCGTCAGCCGCAAGAACTTGAAGTCCGAGCAGCCGCGCATCGTGCGTGCCATGCAGAGCCATTTCAAGGGCAAGCTGGCGCAGGACGCGGACCTGGAAGGCCTGAAAGAGGTCATCGAAGTGTTCACCGACCCGGCCGTGGCCCCCATCGGTGAAGACGAGGACGACCTTGCAGCCGAACCCAAGGAGGTGGCGCTAGACGACGACCTGCTGGGTAAGCTGCGCGAGTCGTTGGGCGAGGCCCTTGGCCACGAAGACATGGAGAAAGTCATGAAAGCGCTTG